GGCACCTGCGAAGAGCCGCTTGTGCTTTATGGCGTGATCAACCCGACTATGATCAGTGCAGCCGCCAAGGCGAACGCGGCCAATCACAAGATCGAGATTGGCTACGCTCTGCCTGACTGGAAGAGCTTGTGCATTGCGGCTCAGCTCAGGCAGCCGTTTAACTTCAGCCTGTCAGTCAACGGCAATTTCAACACGCTCGACTCGTTCGGCCGACCTCAGAACCACGCTGGCGGCCACAATCACGCGGTCTGTGGTGGTATGGGCATGAAGCGCACGGCCACGGGCGAATGGCTGATCAAAATGCAGAATAGCTGGGGGACCAAGTGGGGCCAGAATGGCTATTGCTGGATCGGCGAAAAGAACGTCCAGGGCTGGGGGTGGGACGCTTATTCTGTCGTCGCCACAACAATTGATCCGACCGACCAACCACCTCGTCTTGCATAATCGCTTTTAACGGTGATAATGTAAGGACATTACGTGCTCAATGGCCCTTTACGGGCAGGCCATGAGTTTAACTTAGCCCGAATTAGAGGTTAGAAGCATGGCCGAAAACCCCTTGGCTGCATTGCAGGCCGAAGCCGCGACGTTGAAGGCGCGTGCTTCCGAGCTTGTTTCCAAGCAAACCTACACCACGGATGAAGCCGTTGAAATGAAGAAGGTGGGCGACCGCCTTTCCGAGATCAACGCTGCCGTGACCAAAGCGACCGAGCTGGAAAACAGCCGCGTTGCTCTCAAGGCAACCATCGAACAAAACAACGCCTGGGCCAACGAAGTGCCGGCCGCCAATCGGCCTGGCTACATCTATGACGTGAAGGGCACACCCGGCGGTTATGTGCCTCAGCCAGGCATGTTCAAGGTCAACCTGACCAACAAGAACCTGATCCCATCGGTTGAGCCCAAGCCCGAGACGGTGGAGGCCTACCTCTCGGAAGGCTATTCCGAAGAGACCATCACCAAGGCTTGCACACCGCAGTACATCCGCGAAACGCTCAAGTTCATGCGATCCGGTGGCCGCGATTACGCTGGTGCTGGTGAGCTGGTCCGCAAGGCGTTCACGGAAGGTGTCGCGGCCGGTACCGCCGGTGGTGGTGCTGCGCTGGTGCCAATCCAGTGGTCCGAGCTGATCATGACGCCTCCGCAGGCCGGCATGCTTCAGGACGCTGTGCGGACGATCCCGACGACCACGCTGACAACCCGCTTCCCCCGCGTCAAGACGACCAACAACATCTATCCGGCCTATCCGGTGACGGTGTCGTGGGGCGGTGAAACGCCAGCCAGCCCGACCGATCAGGGTTCCAACCTGACCGTTGAGCAGATCGACATCAACGTCAACGAAGTCTGGGCTTACGGCCTGTTTTCGATCTCGATTCTCGAAGACAACGCCTATGGCCTGAGCACGCTGATTCCGGACATCTTCCAGAAGTCGCTGGCTGTGGCCACTGACGCTGCGATCATCGCCGGTACCGGTTCCAGCCAGCCTTATGGCTTGACCGAGTCGGGTGTCGTGACGCAGATCACCGCCACCACCACGGGTGCCGTGATCACGTATCAGGACATCATCAACATGTTCTACCAGACACCGCAGCAGTTCCGTGCTACGGGTGCCTGGTTGATGAACAGCTCGACGCTGGGTGCCATCGCCTCACTGGTGGACAGCCAGAGCCGGCCGCTCTTCTTGCCCAACTACGGCTTCATTGGCGCCACGCCTGGCGGCGGTACCACATGGGCCAACGGTTCGCTGCTGGGTCGCCCGATCATCATCAGCGAGAACATGCCAAGCCTGTCGGCCACGGCCGGCACGCTGCCTCTGTACTACGGCGACTTCAAGGCCGCCTACTACATGCTGGATCGGGTCAGCCCGACCATCAAGGTCAACGACCAGCCGGCTTACAAGAACGGTTCGTATGAATTCGTTCTTCGTGCCCGTCGTGGTGGCCGTGTTGTTCAGCCCAACGCCATCCGCGTGCTGAAGAGCAAGTAATTTCGCAAGGGATGGGCTAAGGCTTCACTCCCTTGGCCCATCCCGATCTTTTATCAGGCAGGCAAAACGATGCCAGTCAGCCCGCAAGTCACAAGCATGTATCCGCAACTCGCCAATCTGGCGCCGGGGCCATTGCAGGCTCTCGCCAACGCGGCTGAGTCGTACCTTGTGCAGGTGCTGGGCAGAGACTTGACGGCAGGCAGCAAAACACAAGTATTCAGCGGCAAGAACCAGTCCATCCTCTGGCTCAACTGCACGCCGGTGGCGTCGGTGGATTCCGTCACGACCAATGGCAACGCGATGGACCTGACCAGCCTGCACTGGGATTCCGAGGGACGCCTTTCTCGGATGTGGAAGGGATTCTGGAATCAGGTGCTTGGATGGGATCCCGGCATCACAAATATTACCGTGACCTACACCAGCGCCGGCCTTGACCAGACCACGCAAGACATGCTGATCGGTGTTGTGATGACATGGATGCTCGATATGCAATCCAAGTCCAGCACGGTCTCCAGCGAGTCGATCGGCGATTATAGCTACACCATGAACACGGCCTTTCTGAAGGGCCTGCCGCCATATATTTCCACCCTGATCCAGCCTTATCGCATTTATTCAGCGGGGTGATGAGATGGCGACAAACGTTGATATCAAATGGCGGGGCAACAAATACAGCCTCAACGTGCAAAAGGCCATGATTAACGCCGTCAACAGGTCGGCCATCAAGGTCAACACGGCGACCAAAAAGGCCTTGTCCGTTTCCGGTTCATTCCCTGGCGAGCCATCGGCACCAGGTGATCCGCCTCACAAACAGGGCGGCCATCTTCGATCGTCCATTCAGGTGGAACGTGCCAAAGACGGTTTCTCTGCCAAGGTGGGGCCTGCTGACAACCTTGTCTATGCACGCATTCAGGAACTTGGCGGTAAGACGAAGCGAGCCACGCTGCCGCCTCGCCCATACCTTGAGCCATCGTTTCAAGCCTGCCTGCCACAGATTAAGCAGTGGATTGCTGATGCCATGAAGAAAGCAGGCACCACATGAGCCTGCCAACGCATTTGCTCAACGCCACGGCCACGCTTTATCAGGAGTCCAACGGGCAAGGCTCGTTTGGCCAGGTGACGCAGTCGCTCGCCAAGGTCGGCACCAGCCGGTGCCGCGTCGATCAGAAATACACCTCGCGTTATGTCGAGCCAGGCAACTTTGAGCAGACCGAAGCGCGGTATGTTGTCTATCTGCCCAAAGAATACGCTCAGCCGGTGGAGACAAAGTTCTGGGTCAAGGTGGTCGCCGATTATGGCGTGACCTTCCTGGGCCAGGTCGATTCCGTGCGTTATCCCGGCCTGAGCGGTCACCACACTGAAGTCAGCCTGATCCGTCGCAAGCCGACACTGGCGGTGCCGGCATGAACGACCTGCCCACCCAGATCTCAGCCTATTGGGCGGACAACGCCGGATCACTGCCGGCCCTGTGGCTGGAATATGCTCCCGCTTCGGATGATCCGCCCGTGGCCACATATCGGCCGATGGGCTTCAGTCGCGATTACGCCAACGTCGGCTTACAGATTGACACGCACCGTTACCGGTTCTCTTTGCTCGACACCAACGCCGTGACGGCCTATGAGAACGGCTTTACGGCCATGACCATGCTGATGTCGTTCACATGCCCCGGCCTGATCAACGTCAAAGCCGAGCCGGAAGACTTCGCCACACCCGTTGAGACCGGCCAGGCCAATGTCTGGTCGTTTGAGTTCACCGTCGATTTTATGGTCACCCCATCCTGAAAGGATTGAGTCATGCCAGCAGCTAAGGGCAACCCGCAGACCTTCAAGGGGGGAACCGTCCTCCTGACACCGATCACGCTCAATGGCGTGATTCAGGCCAACGCCACGGCCATCAGCCTGATCATCAAGAGCGGTTCGATTGACGAGTCCGTCGAATCGGCCGAAGCGCCGACCAACACCGCTGGCACGCTGGTGGCACCGGGTAATGAGAAGGTGCAACTGGAAGTCTCTGGTTACGTCTCGCAGTCCAACCTGACAACGCCATTTGCCAACGGTACCACGTGGGCTCTCAAAAAGGGCGATTACGTCACCGGCAACATCACGGCCGGCAGCATGAACAAGGTGGGTGCCTTCATGATCACCGACCTGAAGCACTCGCTGGACCCCAACGACATCCTCAATGT